TAGCAGTCGGCTCGATCGCGATAACACGTGGTGCTTTCATCGTCTTAGGAACCGTGATAACCCTAACGGGTATCTCGGATCCGGGCTCGAGGATGTTCAAACCTTCTAAATCGGCCGTAAAACGCCGATTAGGAAGAAGGTGCGTCTCAGGAGGAAAAACCTTCTGAAGACGCGCGGTCCAGGACCGCTGATTGAACTTAGCATTACTGCTAAGTCTATCAGCGACAGCGCCTGGGCCATGCCGCATGACGATCCGGCTCCAGTAGAGATCTCTCTCTACTTTTGCAAAAAGATCGCCAAACAGCATCGCTGACATACGCTTGAAATCTTCCATGTAGGAGAAATCAAGACGTGCGTCGGCGGCTCGGACATCCTGCTCTGTCTCAACAAATTCAGACATCGCTAGTCGCTCTTGAGTTGGAGTAGCGGCCCTTAGGCCGTTCCCCAACTTCCTCTGTCCCCTAACGGGGGCATCGGAAGGGCGAGCTATCTTGCTGAACCCCAGTGTTAACTGGAGAACGGCATAGATTGCCTCGATGTCTGGTTTATCGAGTAGTGCGCCACTACAAGGATCGAACACACGTGCAAGGAAACCCGACAGAAATGCCGGGAGACCAGTATGACGGCCTTTCCCTCGTTTGAAGGAAGGAACGTCAGAAGGCACGACGAGACCTTGGTCCAGCCATTTTTGGATGGCTTTTCCAAGATCCGCCAGGGTTATCGCTAAAAACGATAACCCCTCGTGTTCGACCCGCTCCGTGACAGTTGTTTTGTCGCGGAGGGCGCTTGTGCAACATCGTACCGCAAGTTCATCCGCGGTACAGGACCAGAGTGACATAAGGCTTTTCACTGTTCCCTCCTTATATAGAGGTGGACAGATCCGTAGCCTATGTCTGCAGCAACGTTATGCTGCCACTAGCTATGATCACCGCAGGAGCAGTTCGCTCCTGTTCTGGATGCTATCCAGACGGTTATTGATAGTGACTCACAACGATGCCTGAACGGGCAAAGGTTAGGAATTAAGCTGTGCGTGGATTTTCTGCAGCTCGTGAAGAGCATGCAGGAACCGTTGCATGGCTATATGTTCCTCATCAGTACGGAATTCGCGCCCAGCGGGCGCTTTACCGATACGGATGGTTATCTGCAACCTGGAACGTCCTCTCGGACGCTCTCGGAAGTAGACAACATCAATGTCCGTCCGAGCTGAGCCGACCCTACCCACACCAATTAGGGTGGATAAGGACGGCCTCACCAACGAGATAAAGAAAATCGATCACTACAACGAGCGCCACTACGAATTTCTTCGTAAAGGTCGTCCGAGGTAGTGGATCAGTTTTCCGCCTGCCAGGGGATTCCCTAGCAGGTCGTGAGCGATCACGACCTCCCAAGCGCCTTTCGGCGTCTGAGAGGTAACGGTCAACCGGAGTTTCCTCCGGCGGACCATTAAGATCGCTCATGTTCTCGTCGCGCACCAGCCGTTTCGCCAACCGGACGGCAAGACCATATCAGGTCTCACCTCCGAGCAGCTTAACGACGAGCGCGTGGGAAGACGAGGTTAGGAGGGTATTGAAACCCTTCCACGCCTCGAGGAGCTCAGTGGGCGTGTACTCGCCTCGACCGGGGCTGTCGACAACCACGTACAAAGACGCGGTTTGTTCGACATTCTCGGCGGGCTTGAACACGTCCGGAGCCACCTTCCTGATGTTCAGACGCACTGTGTCACGGCGCCGACGCCCATAGGAATGGGCAGCGACGACGTGCAAAAGGCCATCAGCACTCCGGTACTCCGACTCGTTCTCTTCCATGCTTGTGCGTGGGAGAGAGACGGCCGCAGCCGGAGCGATGGTGACCGACAGTGGATCTGTCAGCGACATAGGCATCACTCCTAGGAGCTGGTGGGCTCCCAATGGCGTTTGGCAATACAACACTTCCTTGCTACCCCCAACGTTTAATACCGAGGGCGGCAGCAATGGCAAGCTGGTAGGGGTTTAACCCTTGCCAGGTAATGCCGAACCCGAAGGGGTTTGCTCTCCGACGAAGCTTTGTTTCAGAACAAAGCTTAATCTGAGAAGGGAGGTAACTGGTTCTTTTATGGCCAGAAGCTCCCACATACGTGTATGTATCAGTGGAGATTGTATGCTCCATGATATACCCGTAATGCAAACACAGACTGTAGTAGGCCCAGTCGGTCATGTTTGAAATAACATCACCGGCATTAACGAACCAGTCTACAGCCCAACTCCACGGTGCAAGATTCCAGACAGTGTCTGGCGTCAGTGAAAGGCCAAGAGTTTTCTTGGCCAGCAGCGCCTGCTCCGCCATCGCCCCAAAGACGTTTCCGTCAGAAGGGAGATAGTAGGTAAAGGCACCGCTAAACCACCGACGACGCAAGGTTTCACGCTTGCGAATCACTCGTCCCGTGGCAACGCCGCTTGAAT